CCTACAGTAGCAAACATCTTCGACTGGCCGGCAACATCGAGCAGAACCACCTTCCCCGATTTCGCAGGTATCCCCGGCTCAACCACAGCGTAACCCTCATCTGTCGGAACGATGATTGACGATTCGGTGATACCCATGACGGACTCGGGCGTCAGGCGTGCTTCGATGTAGTCATTTGCGGGGGGGTCGGGAAGCCCATACGTTGCTCCTAATAAATACAAGGATCATCCAGTTAGCATTTTGGAGAATCTTTTATATCGGTCATGCGTTCTTCCGTTAAACATTTTAACTGCCATTACCTGAGCATAGGTTACCAAGATTGGAATCGCAAACGACAATATATATTTGATGATAACCGGAAAATCCGAACCCGATCTAAGGAAAAACTCAACAATAGGGATATGCCATAAATAAATCCATATCGTATTAGATGAAATAAAAACCACCACTGGTAGATTAAAAATATAACGTTTGGAAAAAATCTTAAAGATGAAGTAAAACACCAAAGACATCATTAGGCCATAGCAAATATAAAATAATTGCGGTGGGTACTTATAGCTATTAGGATTAAAGTATTCACCACCAAAAAACTTAACAACAAACCATTGTAAAAAACAGAAAGCGAAAAACGTGGAAATCAACATCAACACCTTTCTATCTTTCGGTATTTCTCGCCATTTATAACCAATCATAAAAAGAGATGAATATGATAATGTCGGGAGTAAGAAACCATCTAAAATATTTTTCGATATTTTACCGTTGTAATCAATCAGCATATGGATAGCTGATGATACAAAGACTAACGAAATCGCAGTAAGTAAGAGTTTTGGCAATGTAAGACTATCACTAACTTTCACCAGAAGAGGAGAAACGATTGCGATAAGCAAGAAAACTCTGACTATCCAAACATACCCAAACCCATTTAATATATAACTTGAAAGAATAATCTTTGGATTCATTATATCTCGGTAAACGTCAATATCAAAAACATACACTGCAATATAGAATGCTGACAGAAATATCCATACTGGAACAACAAGCCTCTTAAATCTAGACTTGAAATATTTAGCATAACTAACATCATTCTTTCTGGAAATTGAATATGACATACCAGAAATGAAGATCATTAATGGGACATCAAAACTTCTTATTTCCATTAGTGTAGATGGTGGCCCAACATGGGCCAATATCACTAACGCTAACCCCAGGAACCTCATGAGGTCTACAGTCAAATCCCTGTTCATTTTTTAATCACTTAAGATTTATTGAACATTAATGCTTACAAACTCCTTACACTACGTCAATCTTTTTTTACCATCCCTGATTGTTTTCTTGATCTGTGTACAACTCATAATCACTTGCCACCTTGTCATCTTCATCTGGTTGCCACGGGAACGCATTGGATCCTGTTGAGTCACCAATTCCCACAACTGCTGTGCCTGTTGCATCGGTTTTAAATCCATCTGCATCAAGGTAAACCCTGAATAACCTGACCCCGTCAACCCATCCAGGTTTGTGATACCTCGTTCCATTGCTGATAATGTCAGTGATTACATCGCTATATGATGGCATTGTTTTACCTTACACTGTAACCAGTGATTTAGTGTAGTTGTACGGATAAGTGTATTTATTGGGAGTAATAATCAGGTCCTTAATGGTAAAAGAAACTGCTGTACTCGCCTGGGTAGTGTGCCCGACAATTAAAAACACAAATTTATTAGCCGAGTTTACCGGAAACCTGAAGTTAACAATATACTCTTTATTCATAGTATCCGGAGTTAATACAACACTGCTACCGAATATCTGCAACTGCAAATAATGATTATTAACAATACCCGAGGTCATAATAACTCGCATAGTTGCATAGTAATATGGCTGGTTACTGGCTCCCTGATTTATCGGATAATCAATCGCAAATTTTGCGTTTGCTGTGTCGGTTGTATTACTGGTCACAGGGAATCCAAGAATTAGCTCACCGTTTGTCCCGTTAGCGTACGTGATATCCGTGCTGTATGTCGTTGCGTTCGACGGATAAGCTTTACTCGTTGATACATTAGTTGCAAGCGTAGAGAACCAGCTAAACGGTTTCATAACCTGCGGACTACTGGTCATTTGACTGCTTTCCCATTCACTCATGATTCCATTATCAACTATCTGGTTCATAGCCTGAAAATACTGTGGCGTTCCGGTAATGTATCTAATGTCACAGTTGACGAACTTCAAATTTTCACATGCCGCGGCTATATATAACTGCCTAAGATAATTTCCATTAACATCGTTGAGAGTGCTGCCACCACATGGCTGAAAAGTCAGTCCTTCAAATGTACACATCTGACCGGTTAATATCTGTATTCCTTGGTTAAGTAAAGAGCCTGCAGAATAAAAATTCTTGTAAAAGCACTGATAACCGGCGGTCATTAAATTAATCTGAGGTAATGATGCGCTATATGATGTGACGATTGTTGTGTTTGTCGATCCTGATGGTAGGTAATGAGTCTCTCCCTTGAAATTAAGTAATGTGTTACTTGTGAAATAAGAGCGGCCATTTGCAGAGTAAATAGTCATATGAGTATTCATACGAGTCGCTGTGAAGAACCTCTCGAAAAGAACATTGTATAACTGCTTGCCATTGCTCTGAGTGATAGTGAACGCCTGGGGGCCAGTTGCCAAAGTCAAGTCAGGCTGAGTGCCAGAAATATCAATGTTTCTCATTACACCATCGGTCCAGTTTCCACCTGAAACTGAAGAATTGAGCTCTACAGATACCCCCGCAAAGTAATTTGTTCCGCCACAATCAAGGCAATAAATTTGGTCAACATTTAGATTAACTATGTCTCGCCCACCGGATGTACTTCCGGTTGTCGGATTTATCCTTAATCCTCCATATGTGCAAGCCGCCATATAAAGACCATGAATCTCAGAGCTATGGCATCCGGTTGCAACAAGAAAACCACCCACTCTCTTTGAATAATCTATCCCGCGACCATTGAAGCTTATATTCCTTACTGACTTTCTTGGCTGAGCTGTGCTCGGAGCCCACTGCATCAAAAAGCTTTCATCTTCAAAATCATCAGTAGGAATAAGGTATGAATTCATTCCTGCGCCCAAAACCGAAAAACAAGTCTGGTTATATGATTGAGATATTGGGTACCACCCTGCAGGGAATACTAAAATTTTACCTTTTGAAAGGGCGTCAGCGTCGGCTTGGAAAATATAAGGATAAAGATCTCCAGCCGTTAATGCTGCTGATAGTGTGGATGTTGGCTGTATTAATAAGCGTAAATCTACTGGGATGTAATCCATAACAGAAATAAATCCGTCACCATCAAGATAATCCTGTAGAGTCATCCCGTTAGAAATACCAACTAACGCAGCACCAACTGCCGATGCAAGGCTTTGCCTTAGCGCCGCATCACCCATCGCAACAAAGTCATCCTTGTCTGTTTCCCAAGTGGTAGCAGTATTGCCGGTGGTGGTGTATGGCAGGTTTACAGATGCTTTTGGTCGATAGAATTCCCCGTTATATGCTGTTATCTGGTTCCGTCGAGTGAAAGTGATCGGTCCGTCGACATAATCAGCCAGATATTCATAACCTGAGCTGAGCAGGAATTGCTGGAAGCTATTTTCTCCCGCAGCTAACTGGTTAGAGACATCAGTCTCTATCCCTTTCCACGTTTTGCGCTGATTCCCAAAACGATCAGTCCAGGTGGGGTTATTTACATCACTGACGTAATGATCTGCGATTTGCGCGTTATCCAGCAAATCACGAGGGTCAACAGACCCAAGCGGATTATTGGTGTTGTATATCGCCATTTATAAGCCTCATAAATGAGAAAACCCGCCTAAGCGGGTTGAATTTTGAATATATTTGGTTAGCTGACATCGCCGGGATAGATGGCATCGTCGTACTGATACTTGAGCTCGTTATATGCTATTCCACTTACAGAGCAGGTACTGTCAGTGTCCGGTGTAATATCAGTGAGTAATGCACTGTAAACCGCCTTTTCTGAACTGCAGAAAATTAACCTCACAGGCTCTATTGCAGGATCATTCATTATCCAGGTATCTGGCTCCAGATCACTGCTGAATGGAATCGTCAGCGAATAATCATTGATTCTCGTCGGAGTTATCAGTCTGGATGCAGTGCCGTTTTGAAAGCGAATAAGTACTCTGGGGTTTGCAACAGTCCAGTCAAGTGGCTCGTTAACTTCTAATGTGATCACATCTTCGTTATACGACATTGCATTAATAAGCGCGGTCGTCGTCGTGCCTGGGATATCATCAGCCAGAATTATCCGATCCATGTACTCATAACACAGAGCTTCCATTTCCGTTGCTGTCGAATATGAAATAGGCTGATACCGGTATCCGAGCAGCCGGCGCATACCTATCCTGTATGCCCTGTCCTGACCGTTGACCCCGTCGAGAGTATAACTTTCAATATTTGCCGGAGTAGGATTGTCCGGCCACCGGCATTGCACTGTTTCTTCAGCCCATGTTGCGCTGTTGATATATTTAACATCAACGCCGTCATAGTCATCAGAGGATGGTGCTGTAAACGTTGTGGTGAGTTCTTTTGTCTGCTCTTCAGGAGATATTACCCCTACCCAGGGTTTTATACCCTCCCGCCCGGCAGAGGCCATACCGTCACTAATCAGGAAATACCCCATACCGGCGCCAGTGGCTTTATCCAGTAAATCCTTAACTGACGTACTGGTATCGCTGGCGGCAAAATCAAACGTTTCCCCGCGAGGTGTCCAGTAAGTGTTTTCCAGACTGTCTATTGCATCACTGTTTATCTGCTCATCAGTGAAACCTACTTCAGAAAGGAGGTGATAAAGAGCGCCTGAAATAGTGCGGGAGGTGTAACCGTCATACAGTCGGGTCGTTACAACACTAATCCTTCTGTCTGACTGTGCGGCAAGCCGGGATCCGGTTCGGATAGTCAGGGCAATCGTGGTGATATTTTTATAGCTCAGTGGCCTGGCAGAAAGTTTTGCTCTCATTGCCTGCCACATTACAGAGTCACGGGTTGTCCCTCCCCATACCGCCGTATCGCGTTTTATACGAAATTCATAGTTCCCGGCGGCCGGAAGAGTGAAATACTCTGTGTATCCTACTTCATTAACAGTTGTATTGCCGTGCGTAACCGTTACTGATGTCCAGTCTGTGCTGCCAGTCAAACGATACTGAACAGTCATCTGAACTTCATGATAATGCAGTTTCCCGTCTTTGCTACCGATATCAACCAAGCCTTGCGGATAGACGAAATTCATTTCAACCTTGCTTGTTACTTCCCCATCGGGGCAGCACTGAAACGGTCCCATCCAGCTGTAATCGTCATTTACACCGGTCACAGTGGCATCCAGTAATGTCCTTTCTGTAAACCCTGGCCAGTTTGCATCAATAGTTGTTGTCGTATCTGTAACTTCAAGAATTCTCTCAACTGTGATTGTCAGACCGTCAACTGCTGTTATCTGGTACTGATTACCCTTAGCACCTATTGCAATACGCTGAATCCCTGCCGGCATGCCGCTAAAGAGTGTGCCTGTAGCGCTGTTATAGGCCAGCGTGATAGATGGCTTAACTTCCGGCGTACCGCCGCTGGAAGCAGTACCAGCTACAACTACAGGTGATGCACCAAACAATGCCGACGGCAGAACGGTATAACCAATGCTGTTTCCGCTGTAGGGACTGGATGGCTCAATAATTTTCAGTCGCCCGCCATCATCCTGGGCAATCAGTCCTGTTCCGGTCAGTTGGTCGGTTATAGCATCAACAATTCCGGACATGGTCACATAGTTTGCGGACAGGGAAATGATGTGGCTCACACCTGTCCAGGTTAGAGTAAAAGAAGCTGCTGAAGAACTGAAATCATAGGTTGTCGGCGCGGAGCTGGCCGTTACAGATGCGGCATTTCCTCCTACGCCTGGCACAGCCGCGGTACCAGCATCATATGACGCTATAATCAGGTCATAGTCATATGCACTCCACTCAACACTGACAGCCATACCAACCGCCGGGGTTAATTCTGTGAAGTCGCCATAAATTACGGTATGACCAGATTCCGTGGCCACCGTAAAAGTATCCGGCACTATGACGGTAAGAACAGTACCTGCAACCCAGGATGCTGGTACCTTTGTGTCCTCATCAACATCTGAGTCGTCATCATCATCAGAAGCCGTTTCACCGATCAGTGAGATAGCATTACCCGACACACTGATAGCATCAGCACTTACACTAACTTTATCCGGACCGGTTGAAGCAAGATCCAGCCCGGATGTTCCGGAAGTGGTACCGCCAACTTCCGTAGAGTTGTACCAGTTATCTGCGCGGCTTTCCCCTGAAACATCCGAACCAGGTGGGTAAATGGTTAGGCTTACGTCATCACCAAAAGATGAAACCGGGGTGTTGCCTATTTTTATATCCGACTGACTGAGGGAAAAATTACCGGTACCAATGCTAAGAAAAACGTTTGTACGGTAGATCTGTGGATCATCCTTATCGAACCGGCTTACCGGCTGTACAAGATAGTCAGGGTAAATTTTACATTTCCCGAAAACTTCCCTGATAGGGTCACCAAGTTTTGCTGTATTTGCGTTTGCGGGAGAAAGATCCAGACTTGTGCCTGTCGGAGTAGATTTCAGGCTTGTAGGTTCAATCCCAAGACCCAGCAGGTTAAATACAAACTGAAGTGGTGTGGCCACAATTTTAAACAAACCACCGATGACGCCACCATATGGGATCGGACGGATATCAACATTGTCTTTCGGGTCGATAGAGCACAACGTCCACTCACTGTGTGGGACATTTCGCCCGTTCACATCAATGGTCATTTTGGGTTCCGGGTGTTCCCGGTACCCACGGACTTTTTCACACAACCAAAAATGAATAATCACTCTTTTATGGCTGTAAACTTCAGCAGGTTCAGCGGAAAGTTTTGAGGCATAAATTCGGATCATTTCCAGAACTCCACTTTTACAAACCGGCGAAAAAAACGGGATAAGGGCATCACTGATACGTTCGACTTAGGATTGCACTCCGCAACATAGAGCTGTCCTGAAATCTCAACGACAACACCGAGGTGTGTAACTATGCTGCCGGTAAAACACTCAGCAATAGCCCCCTGGGTCGGTTCGCATTTTTGCAGTCTTTTATTGAAAGCTTTTGCTGACCTGTCGAGCCCATCGCCATCTTTTGTAACGCCGGAGAATTCTGGCCATTCAGCAAGATTAAGATCCCTTCTCACTTCGGTTACCAGCCCGTAACAGTCGATTTCCGGAAATACCCGGCCACCCTTATGCCACACAGCAGAAAGGTATTTTTCCTGGTTAAACATGGGTACCTCGATCAGCTTATATAGCGAAGGCCTGGATGCTCGATAAGGTTGTACAGATTTCGTGGCCATGACCAGTCAAGCAAAGACATATAGCCAGCACTCGCCTGTACTTCTGTCGCGGTAAACGAACCTGACTTTATTGTGAGCGTAAGCGGTGATTCCTGAGGTGCATTGAGATCATCAGAAACATATTTCCGGTATGTGATTGTCATCGCTGAGCGATTTTCAAGCGCCTGCCGTATTGCTGCTGATGCTTTACCGTCAATGTTGCTGATTGCATATTTTAGGTCCTGAGTGCCATCAGCGTTTCTGGCCGGCAGAGCCACATCCATATCTGTCGCAGTGAATGTCTGCGAAGTTCCGTCTTCCAGCGTTGCCTCAATATCAAAATAGCTCCGCACAAGCCAGAATACATCGTCACCAATAACTATCTGGACGGTATCAATAATTGCCTCGGGACCCGATGATGCATAGAGCCTGTCAAGGATTGTCATGCCTTTGGCCACTCCCTGTTTATTGCAATATCAATAATATCCGACCCCGCAAGAAGCTCCGGATAATTACCCCACCCGACCGGTACTAACGGACGCTCCCACATTTCAATATTTGCCGAATAACGCCAGTAAATCCCACCTTCTGGCGTTGGTCCTTCATAAATATCCGTGAAACGGCAAACATAAAATTTTGTACCAATTGGAGTCATCAGCGGCATATTGAACCAATTTGCTCCGTCTGTGAGAACATCACGGAACCAGGCTTCAAAAATCTGAGCCTGTTTATCGTCAAAGATCCACTGAATATCGGTTACCGTTGGTGTTGAAGTGAAAGCCCTCCGCTGTCGGGCGCGGCCTGATTGCTTTTGGGTTCTCAGCAAGGGTGAGACAGGTTTTAGCCCTACTCCATCTTTAAGAGGGCAAGGTAAATATTTCTCCGGGTAATTAATATCGGTTGTGATTGCCATTATCTTTTTCTCACTCCCGCATTAGTCCGGGCCATTAACGCATTATGCAAATCTCCGGTTCTAGTACCGATTGAATTGACAGCTTTCCTGTAACCCTGATCGGCTCCATCTTTAGCGGCCTGCCGTACAAGTGCGATTGTCGCATCTGACGGATTGCCGTTAATCTGAATATGCTGCACTGGTGCGTAAGTGGAACCACCACCGGTTGACTGGGTAGCAACACGATCTAAAGTAGCATCGAGTTTTGCTGAGGTCTGAGCAGTAGTGACCCGTTCCCCCTTCTGAAGCAACCAGGTTCCGGTTTCAGGTACAGAATCAATACCATCGTGCGCCATGCCTTTTAATGCTGACCCAACACCAACTGCCAAAACCCCGGCGGCGGCGGCCGCTGCAATTGCGGCGCCCGGTGCGACTGCTGGACCGACAAAAGGTATACCAACCATAGCAGTGAACGCCTCAAGCCCTGCCATAGCCACTTGTGCTGCAGCATATGAAATAAGCGCTGATCCAACGGACTCAAGAAAGGTTGCAGCAAAATCCTGAGCATTTAACTTTCCAGTTTCCGCCCAGTTAACAATCATGTCAGTTAGATTGCTAAAAGCCTCACTTCCTACCTGCTGCATGTTGGTATACAAGTCTGATGCGGCCTGTGCCTGATCTGCAAATCCTGATATAAATCCGGCACTATAATTCCCTCTCAAGGAATCGACTTTTTGATAGTAATCGCTCTGTATAGAAAGTTGCTCATCAAGCGAGTCTGACAAAGCTTTAGTCTTTTTGTCGTAGAGATCTTTATCAATATCTCCGGAATCATACTGCGTTTGAAGATCGGTTTGACGGGCGGCGAAATCCTGCTTAATAGAAGCCATGTCCTTTAAGCGAGAACGCTGATCATTTCCGGAATAAGCACCAATAAAATCAGCATCCAACCCTTGCTGTTTTGCCTGATTTTCTTTGTGCAGTGAATTAACATACTCAGCTACTTTTGCATTATTTTCGTTGGCTTTTTTTACTTCATTGAGCCTGTCAACTTCTTTAGCCAAAGACTTCAACCGCTCCTGTTGAGCGGAATTAAGCCCATTCAGTTTCCCTGTTGATAAATCAAATGCCAGCTTTTGCTGCTCGGTCACAATAGCTGTTTTTTTCCCAGTGGTATCTATCAGGGAGATTTGACGTAAATAAGCCTGCTCTGTGCTTTTAAAAGAGTTATCAAGTTTTAATGCGGCATGATCAGTCTTGACTTTAGGTGGCGTTACTTTCTGATTATGCTCGCCAGCATCTAATTTGTATCCGTTTCCCGAATCAATACCCATTGCCGACAGGAGTGACAACATTCCTTTTCCAGCGTCTGGGTTAATATTGTCTCCGGTTTTTTTTAAGCCCTGCAGGAATTGAAGCCTTTTCTGAAGAAATTCCAGCTCTCCGGGTTTCCCATTACCAGAAGATTGGATGTAATCCATCCTCTGCTGCACATCGTTTACATTGGACTGGTCATATTTTCCTGATATGGCTCTACTTCTGGACCCTGTTAACGCAGCAATATTTCCCAGGCCGGCCGCTATTTTTGTCACAAAATTAGCAAGATTGAGAGCACCATTAACCAGATTTGCCATACCACTTAAGGTTTGCGGGTCAGTTAAAACGTTCTGGATATTTTTTAAAGATTCTTGCATTGGTGACAAGTCAATCTGGCTAAGCGCGATTGCAAAACGATTTTTAAAACCGTCAATATTGTCACTAATATCTTGGAAAACCTGATTAACCTTGAGTAACTTTTCTACATCTTCGTCTTTCGGTGCAATACCCAAATTGGTAGCATTCTGCATCAATGCTTTTAGCTTTTCGGCATTGTTATCCAGTAGCGGAGAAAGTTTTGTTAAATCATTACCCAGTGATTCAAATATATTTGTCTGCTGGGCTTTATTCATGCCCTGCATAGCGTTAGATATTTCTAGCAACTGCTTATCAGGAGATAAAGATTGTAGTTTCTTGGCTGATAACCCCAATGTATCTAGTGCCTGCGCCGCCTCTCCTGACTTGTTAAGTACAGCGTCACCAATTTTATCATTCAAATCCTTGAAAATATCAGCAATATTATCCCCGGAAAGGCCAGCTTTCTCTGCTGCATATTGCCACTGCATTAATGCAGATGTAGAAATTCCCAGGGATTTAGCCCAGCGATCTGTTTCGGTAACGTGATCTGATGTGGATTTAATCAGGGCGATTGTTCCGGCAGTGATTGCTGAAACTGTAGCTCCAAATGCTGTTCCCACTTTGGCAGCATCTTTAATTATCTCTGCCCGCCATTTCTCTGCTGCCCGTTCAGCCTGGTCCATTCCTTTAACAAAACCGCCAACTTCAGCAATTAGATCAATCGTCAGTGTCCCTAGCGATTTTCCTGCCATATATTTTCTCCGGGCGAAAAAAAACCCGCTTTAGCGGGCTTTGCTTAACACAGGCTATTAACTTACAGGTTTGCATCCGCCTACCTGATAAGGCGCTGTAAAGTCACGGTAAACACCATTTGTATACAAATAGGCTATTGGCTTTTTACCCGTATAGCCACCAAAACTGTTTTTTGCATTAACCGTAAGAGGTATCAACCATCCGTATGAGTATGTAAAGCCAGACTGGCACCATGCTTTGGAAGGTGTCAGGAAGACATATTTTGCTGAGTCAGGGTCTTTGAGTCTTGATGAGAGATCTTCTTTTACACCTGACTGGTAATCAGTTGGCAGCGTACCAAAGTCCGCCTGTTTAATTGCGGTCTCTGAGGGAGCGGAGGCGCATCCGGACAACGCTAAGACGGATACAGTTAATAATGTTACAGCGAATATTTTCATATTTATCCCCAAGATAGGTTCTACACAAAGATAATATGAATTTAGTGTTAATTACAGCCACTCTTTTTTTGCTTGTTCAAGGGATATCCCCTGCTCACCCTGATTACCTGACAGGTTAGGTGCAAAGTCAGAGACTCTAAACGGTGGAGTCTTTAAGGACTTATTCACATTTGCCAGAACAGAAGAGATCAGTGCAGCCCCCCACTCAGCCCGGAGTAAGGGGTTTAGTCCACCTGTACGGTTTCTGAACTTAAGCCAGGTTTGATATTCGCCAACACTGATCCGCTCTTGTGCTTCTGCAATGGTTCGTCCGCCTATCCCGTTCATTACGAGCTCACACCACACCTCATCTTCCGGTGTCAGCTCTTCGCCTTTCCCAGGTCGTTAACCTGCTGAATGGCAACCAGCAGTGCAATAGTCAGATTACCATCCAGAGCCCCTCTGTCTGGATCGGCTTCACCGGTAATGTCCTCCGGTGTAAAAACAGGTACTCCGTCTTCATCACATACAGATGCTGCAATACGGCCGGCAACATTATCAATTTTACCGTTGTAAGCCAGTAAGTCTGATTTTGCCGAGAAGTACCCTAGCGGCCTGATAAATACAGTTGCTGTAATTTCTTCATCGCCCTGCTTCCAGGTGATTTCTTTTGGTACCGGGCGGCCAGTAAATGCACCATTTTTCTTCAGGTTATCGAGTGTTAGTTTCATTATTTCTCCTTGCTCTGCCCGCTGACCGGGCAGAATCAGTTATGCTGATGCTTTTGGAAGCCAGACGCTTCCACCGGAACGCTGAATGGTCGCGGAAGTACTGACAACAGTATTAGCCTGGAAATCGAACGGGAAATCTGACACATAACCCTGAAAAACAAACCAGGTCCGGGAATCCGGCAGGATCAGGCCATCAACAGCATTCTCTGCATCTGCTGCGGCAACTGTTGGTACTGCAGTTCCATCAGACCAGCCAACAGCAAAGGTTAAAATCTTTTCATCATTGGATTCGGACAGCTGATGCAGAGCAATATGACTGGCATTGACCGGGTCAGCATTGAGCGTCACGGTTGCCGATGCCGGAGTTTTTAACCCTTTTTTGTAGGTGCGGGAATCTCGTTCGCTGAGGCACGTATCTTCGATTTGATCCGCAGGGTTACCGCCAGGGGTGAAGCCAGTAATACATTCAACCTCACTGACAACCCCCGCATTCAAAACGTAAAGCTGAGTGCCTTGTGTCACTACTGACATAGTAATTTCCTCGATAAAAAAACCCGCCGAAGCGGGTCTGTGTGTTGTTTGCTGATTAGCGTTTTACATACCAGTCGATATCAAAGGAATACCGGTATTTTCTTGTTTCAGAGTCCATTTCCTGAGAGCCCCATCGCGTGATGTATGCATGTCCCTCAACTACATCGCGGACAGCTTTTGCTACTGAAATTGCTGAAGTCGCTGTGTCGGCATAGACATCAACCTGAATGCTGAAACTGTCAATGTCAGGACGGTTACCCAGAAAGTTTTCAGGACTGCCACCAATGTTCTGCCAGACAACGTACGGGTAAGTGATATTGTCGTAATGCTCACCGAACGGGTAAAGCCTCATTGGCGATGAGCCTAACAACGACAAAAGGGCCGAATCCTGAAAACAGACCGAAAATATTGGAGCTATCAATTATCAGTCCCCTTTTTCTGAGCTCGTCTGATTGCCCTGTCAATTCCCCTGTCATATTCACTGACAAAGGTATTAACCACTTCCTGTACACTCGATTCAGCCGCCGGCCGCATGAAAGGTTCAGCTTTCATTTTTTCGGTGCCGAATTCGAGTAACCGCCAGTGCGGTGTAGGGGCATTTACTCCCTTATCCGGATGTTTTTGCAGCACCGCGCCGTGCATTACACCAATCCTGAAACCAAGGTTACCGGTACGCTTGAATAACTTTCCATTCCAGCGCATAGCAATGTTGTCTGCTATGCTCCGGCCTGTTGAGGGGTCATCTATGAGAGCGGCATTCTGTTTTGCCTTACTGACGATAACGTTACCGGCTTTCCTGAGCGCAGCGCGGCCACTTTTGCGTTTCAGATCGTCGGAGATTTCAGCCAGTTTACCTTTCAGCGAAGCAAGACCATCAATTTTAAAGCGGACATTATCAGCCATCATTCACCCCCTCTGAACACGGGAGAGTCAGATATTCCAGCCCGGAGACCGGATCAGGTAAAACACCCTCAATATTAAAAATTTTCCCGCGGTAAAGGATACGGCACTGACCGGTAATATCATCACGGCGACGAATAGTGATCCGTGTTGTGACTTCATTTTGCGACGCCTGGGCGCTGATAAACTCCCGGGCAGATAACGGATAAACCTCCGCCCAGATAGCCCCGTCACTGGTTGAGGTCACCAGGTTTACCCAGTCCTTTATCATCTCTCCGGTTAGCGGATCCTGACCGGTAACAAATTTCTGAGGCACAACACGATGCCTTAACTTACCGGCGTCCACTGTTAATGCCTCTTGCTACTGATAAATACCCCGCTTCGGCGGCTTTTTGCGCAGCATCTTTGATTTGATTAATCGTACTCTCTTGCGGCTGGCCATTGAGGTATACGCTTAGAGTGTTTATCTCTTCTTCCGGTTCTTCCACATAACTAACCAAAACGTTTACGAGTGCCTGGTTGGACTCAGCCAGCCGGTTTATCGCTGCTGCCTGCTCCAGTTGTGCCGCTGTCTGTGCCTTTACTGCCGCTATCAGATCGTCTGCCTGTGATGCGTTCATTTGCAACCCTCATCCAGTGTGCCAGCCATTCTCGCCGGTGTTCGCAACCTGCACATGCCATAATTACCCCTTAAAGAGGAATATAACGATAAGGCGCCAGGAGAAGATAAAACCCGTCGGGTAATTCCTGAGCTTCCCGGTTCCCATACCAGAAACCGACCGCCAGTAGCAGGGCTAACTTTATTTCGCCGGTGATCGCCAGCCCGTCACTGTCTGTATCTGGTACATCACCATCATAAAGAGTACGGTTAAGGTAAGTTCCTGCCCTGCTGACCGCCGCGGTGATGTAGTCAGTCAGGATACTGTCCTCGGCCTCATCATCTATCCGGCAATGGAGTCTTACCTCTTCAACGGTCGGTGACATAATTACTCCAATGCCCGCCGGAAAGCGGGCATAAAAAAACCGCATTACGCGGCGTTATAAAATCCAGTTGTGAGACTATCAGCCACCAGATGCCGGTTTACCCACCAGCGCTTTAATCGCTGCAGTATCTTCCAGGATGCAGTCAAAACGGTGGAATGCCAGGAATGCGGTCTGATCATATTCTGCATAACGCTCCACCAGCCGTTTCAGGGTCATGTAAGTTACCCGGCGAATAATGAAACGATTGAAGTCACCGCAGAAGACGAATTTTTTACCGGCTGCAATACCGTCAATTGCCTGATCAATGACATAAGGAATATTCAGGACCGTGGATGGTGTACCGCCGGCAATGCTTGGCAGCCACAACGGTCGCCCCTGGCCGTCTTCCATTTCTTCGATCACCTGCAGTGTACTGTCATTAAAGGCCCAACGGAACTGAGGGCCTCCGCGATAAGCAGGATCCAGAGCATGTTTCAATGCGTTCATCTCTTTCCAGGTGAATGCGGTCGCTGATGCGGTGTTCACTGTGCCGGTAACGGAGGTCACCAGGCCTGCCGGTTGCTGAGGAGTGCCGGTGCCAGTCCCCTGAACCAGGTATTTTGCTTCGCCCCGGCCGATACGCTGAGCGATCCGGTTAGCCAGGAAGGCTTCAATATCAACCCCGCTATCCTGCAGCAACTCGTTAGATACCCGGATGATTTTGGATGAAAGTTTCTTAGCCCCCAGAGTAGCAGAGCCAAACGAAACGTCTTCCTCTGATGCGGCTGTGTTTTCTCCCAACAGTTCACCTTCTTCGGTAGTACCGTCAGAAGTAGCCCAGTCAATCGGCTGGCCATTGGATGTATTCAGAATCTGAGCCACGCTGGCGATCCCGCCGTAAGCTTTCATAGCTTCGACGATGATATTGCGCATCTGAGTGGGTACGGTATAACCGCCTTTTTCGTCCGGAGTGGTCCCCTGGGCACGAAGTTCACGTAAGGCCTGGCGCTCTTCTGCTGACATTTCACCCAGTCCGTGCCGAAGGAAGCGATCGAATGCCGCAGCCCGGCGTTCCTCTGACTGTTTTTCCGGATCCTGATTTTGCTGCTGCTGGCGCTGTTCACCTTCCTGACCTTCGATAAAAGTCTGGTCAATATGGCGTAACTCTTCTTCACGCTTAATATTTTCATCCAGAGCGTCGAGCTCAGATTTTGCATCCTTCCACTGCTTACGCTGTTCTTCGGTCCAGGATGCTTCACCAATTGAGTCATGAAGAGAGCGCATTTGCTTGGCGATGGTATTACGTTTTTCTTTCATTTCGTGCAGTTTCATATCAGTTCCTTACGCATTGATCAGAGTCAGAAGACGCTCACGCGCCATTTTTTCATTGATGGCTTTCTGCAACGCGCCACTGTCACGCGCCTCCTGCCAGGCTTTCATAGAGCGGACGCCGGAATCAGCGTCCTGGTATGCGGGATAAGTTACCGGGCTGACGTCATACAGCCGGGAAAACTGATTTATTTCGCGGATAATGATCCCCTCGTCATCCTCGTACCAGTCGTCGCCATCACGGGCGACACTGAATGCAAAAGAAGACTGACTAATGTCACCGCGAAGCATAGGAGCCAGCACCAGATCCCGGATTGTCTGGGTGTCAGGTGCATCGATATCGTATTTAAGCCCACGATCATCAAGAGATAATTGCAGGGTGCCGGAAGCACTGCGACCGAGAATGAAATTGGGGTCATGGTTAAACAGAGCCCTCACATCATCGGTAAGTACGCTGTCAAACGCCCCGGGCTTAATGATTTCCCTGAATCCCCACATTGGTTCGGAGCGGCTGTTAAAAACCGACCCATAACCACTAATTTTTGTGCCTCCTTCTGCAGGCTGTTGCGCCCTGACTTCCCCGGAATAGCACCGTACCTCGCGATCACTCATTGTTTTGTTCCTCTTCGGTTTTCGGTGTCACTGTGCTGGCAGCGTTGACGCTTACCAGCATCTCATCCAGGCCAGCCACCGGGTTCATATCTTCAAAGGCGCGGGCCTCATTCCGGCTCATCCAGCCATCAGTGATTGCAAAGTGGTAGAAATTGGCGCGTTCCTGCGGGGTCCCGCGTAACAGGCCGGTGAGATTGAAGCGGACGTAATAGCCGGCGGCCAGCTCAGAACGGGTAAACAACCGGCGGTTAAGCTCCTGCTCCCAGTTGGTGACCCAGGGCATAATGCTGTAGCGGACAAACTGAATTGCCTGCTGTGTGATATTGCTGAATGTGGCGCTTTCGAGGTCATTGATCATGTGTGCCGGTACGTTGAATATGCCGGCAATCATGGAGCGGTTGAGTTTAGACATTTCAATGATCTGAGCGTCAACAGGTGACACAGTCAGAGCCTGATAATCCAGCTCCGCCGGTAACAGCATCGTTTTGTTGTCCTGGCTGCGTAATGCGGCACTGGCCTTTTGCCACATTGTTTTTAATCGTGCCCAGCTGTTGTCATTCAGTTCCTGTTTAACAGAAACAATTCCGGCCGGACGGGCATTGCCGCCAAAAAAGCTTGATGTGTATTTCTGACCAGACATGCCCATGCCAATTGTTTCAGCATGCTGAAGTATCGGGCTGAGCCCCATTTTCTGGTTATTCCCCAGGGCCCGGATGTGGATCATGTCATCCGGGCTGACTGCAAAAGAACCGTCCTGGTTATAAACCCCGTAGGTGTACCGGTTGCCGGTTTGCAGCAGAGTGGTTTCCCAAGGCATACAAGCTTCCAGTTCAGTGACCTGGCCCCGCCGGTCGCGCTTAACCCATGTATACCCGTTGCCCCAGCCAAGAATGTGACGCTGTTTCAGCTCACGCCATTTGTAACTGGTCTGCCATACGTTAGGTTCATCGTGGATCAGGTAAAACACAGGATGATCACGCGCCGGCTCAACCAGATTGTTACTTCTGCGCATCACATGAAGAGGCATCTGGGCGATATTTGACGCTAGTACATAAATACATGAGTAAACAGCAGCCAGCTTCATTGACGTTTCCGGGCTGACATACACATCGGGACCGAAAATTCCATCAAGGTCAGCGGATTCTGACGTTACAGGATTGGCCGGATTCTCCAGCGATTCGGACCGGAACATCGCATCAAACAGCATTTCTCGCCCTCCACGCGGTGAAAACTGCCCCTAAAAGCAGCACAGCACCCGAATAAATAAGCGCATCAGCCATTCCGAAGCGCAGCCAGACGCCGGCCGTTGTCAGGCCGATACCAGACAAGCCAACTAAATCGTTAATCAGTGATTTCATAGGAATAACAGGTCGTCTTCTGGATCCAGGCCGGAGAGAAAGTCACGCTGTTCATTCAGCATCGCGCGACCTATGGTCATGATCAGGGCTACTGCCCCGTCAATTTTATTTTCGTTCTGTTCCTTAATCGGGCGAACGACATCATCGTTACCCGGCAGGTATTTGCCGACCACATTGGAAATACACCAGGTCATAATCGGATTACCGTCATGATGGAACCGGCCGGAGGCTATAGCCGCCTCCAGCTCTTTCATCGGATCCGACATATTGGTGTAATTCTGGATGATGGTGATTGGCGTCAGCCCTTCATCCGCCAGTTCGTGAGAAATACCGGTAGCACCAAAGGGGTCGATGGGTGATTCTGAAACAGGGTTCAGCTTATTTGCCGCTTTGGCTTCTTCCAGGATGTAGCGGTAGTCAATTTCGGCACCATCAGTCACGGTCAAAAAACCCATTTCAACCCACTTCTGGAAGCGCTCAGCGGTCCGGCGGTCGTCATTACTTTCACTGCCATACACAGTGTCATACGGAACCCAGAATTTAGGGCTCACACAGTAATAATGACGCTTACCGTCAATTTCACGGTGAAACAACCTGGCCATGCTGTTCATGTCCAGTTTTCTGGCCATGTCGAATGCCAGAACACAGGGTTGCCCCTCAAACTTATCCAGTGTAAGGGTTTTATCCTCACAACCCTGCCAGTTCACCAGGTTATAAAATGCCTCTCTGGCTGATACCCAGATGTTGAGGTGCTTGGTTTTGAATATTGAAGCCAGTCTGGGGTTGTTTTTAGCCCTCTGTTGCTGACTGAGAAGAAATTCCCGGTAAACAGAAACTCCAATGTTAGGGTTTGCTTTCTCAAGCACCTGCGGATCGGTCCAGTCGTCACCCTCGTCCACCGTAAAAACAATACCGAAAAGCTCATCATTCGGGACGGTGCCGTTAAGCATTTCTATCACTTCACGGCGCTTGTCGTAACATGGCCCTTCAATGTTAAAACCAGAGGTAGTGATCGCCCACATCAACGGCTGGCGCCTGGCTCCCATACCGGTCAGCATCGTGGTGTAAAGTGCATCCGATAGATGTTCATGATATTCATCAACTATTGCACAGTGTGGCGATGATCCGTCCCCGGGGTTTCCGATCAGCGGTTCAAACCTGGCACCATCTTCCGGCCGGTTCATATTTGATGCATTAACTTCGATCCCAAAAGCCTCCACCAGCAGCGGAGTACGCTTACACATCAGTCGTGCCGGTCTGAATACCTCCCAGGCCTGTTTCTCGGTCGTAGCCCCGGAATACACTTCTGCTCCGAATTCGGCATCACAGGTGAAGCAGAATAAAGCCACGCCAGCCGATATCGCTGATTTCCCGTTTTTACGGGGGATTTCAGTGTATACCTCACGGAATCTTCGGAGTTTTGACCCTTTGTGTACCCAGCCAAATGCACAGCAGACAATAAATAACTGCCACGGCTCCAGCGTGATCGGCATTCGTTTGTATGCCCATTCACCCTTGGTGTGTGGCAGTAACTGGATAAATCGCGCAGCTTTCTCAGCCAGGTCCTTATCAAACCTGAACCGGAACTTTCTGCCCTTCTCTTCGGCGAGATCATCAATATGCCGCTGGCACGCCTGGACAACAAAACGGCATGCCGGAATTTTGCCTTTCACAACATCCCGGGCGTACTGATTCGCCGCGTTCACATTGGGATAGGATTTGCGGCTCATGAGGTGATCATCTTAATAAACGGGTTTTCATTTTTCCCTTTGCCGGCCAGCCCTATAAGGCGGGATCGGGCACTGGGATCCAGTCCAAGCATGGAACCTGTTGTGCTCATCTCGGAAGAGTGTTCTTTCATTGCTGTCAATTGAGGGTTTTTAATCGGTCCCCCGGTTGCACCGGTAACCACGTGACCTTCAACAGCCACTTTGAGAACAGCCCGGCGCCAGAACTCGTAAGCGACACACCAGCGTTCAAGTACTGCCAGGTCTGTTATGCAAAGCAGGCCCTGCCCGCAGAGTTCTTTTGTTGTCATCTGCCACATTGTGGCCGCCAGATGAAGTTTGGCCTCAACAATCCAGTCCGGGACAGCAACGCCTTTCAGAGGGGAAAATACAGGTTCGTCTTTGTTAAGGGCCCTTTTGCCCGGGTTGCCCGCTAATTCCTTACGTGCTGTAGGTTTCGGACGCCGCCCGGAACGGCCCGCCGATCCAGCCATAAGCTCTCCGGATTAATTTTGATTTTTCGCGGGTATAAAAAAACGACTGAGGGCGCGGTCCCTGGCGCAAAAGGCCCCAGAGATTTCACCGCCCCCCTGTTAAAATTTCGCACCTGATTGGTGCAAATGAATGCAAATGAGAATTAATGTCAATTTCTGTTTTCGGTTGCGGTTTTGCGTCGATGGCATGGCCAGCAGAGGGACTGCAGGTTATGGTCATCGTCAGTGCCGCCGTGAGCCTTCGCGGTGATGTGGTCAACTGTGGTTGCAGTGACTATCTTTCCCTGCTGCAGGCAGGACTGGCAAAGATGTTTGTCTCTCTTCAGTATTCGTGGGCGGATGTTGTCCCACTTCGATCCATAACCACGCTGATGCCTGGACTTGCCAGCCTGATGCTGTTGCCAGCCCTCATTACGATGCTTTTCGCAGTAACCAGAGCGATCAGTAGTAATGCCGGAGCAACCACGTTTGCGGCACGAGCGTGGAATTAATGCTGGCATTGGTAAATTTTGATGATATACATATTAGTTACCCTAAATGGCATAGGTAAATTTTCATGACCTCTCGTCCAGAATTTCTAAGTGAACTAAATTCTATTTATAAGGAGTATTCTCCCGCATCCGTTATACCCCTTGCTCTAGGTTCTCAATCAATTTCCAAATTGAAAGTTCAAATGGTACGTATAGTAGATAATGAAAGTAATCTCATTGCTATCGTTTACCCAGAAAGAAACCAAATAATGTTAAAAAATGACGGAAGTAGAGTGGTAATAGATGGACATATTAAAATAAGCCTATTGCAATATATTCAAATTATAGACGGTAGCTTTTCAATAGAGAATAAATAACGTCATCACAGGTGCCTAATAAGCACCTGTAAAAATAGCAGTTATCCTTCTGATTTACTTGCGGCAGACGCTGCTGCCTTTTCAGCCACGGCATTTTCAAATTTAGCCTCGATGAAACTGCGAATCACTTTGTAGCCACCAGATAACAGATACAGCGCAGAAACTACGGTGCAGAAGTACAGCAGCAGAAGCTGGATTGAAGTCATCTAATTTCCCCTAAAATTAAACAGAACAATTAATCGGTTGAACAACACCCGCAAGAATTAACTGGCAGGGTTAATATCCAGGTAATACTCTTTTCCCAGCTCAAACTGAGAAAACGCATTTGCGTTAGATATACACATTTCCAGCAATCCACCAGGTGTGTATTTAGACCATGTTTCATTCTCCGGGGTGTCGGAGATTACTGGCGTCATCTGGATGTTTATGTAAGAACCATCAGTTGAGACATTCCGGGTACTGCATTTAAACTTTGCACGAATTGTCATTTTGTTTTTTCCTACCTTAGTTGTTCAGCCTGCCTGATGGCAGACAGTTGGTTGTTAGCCTGCGCTATCGCAGTCAGAAGAGGATGTATCCAAAGAACAGCCTGACAATATGTCAGCTGGCCGGTGGTAACGGTGGCAACACTGGTTGTGTCAGCTCCGCTGGCAGTGGTGTACATTGCGCTGGCACGTAGACTGTTCGTGTAGCTGAGCAACCCACCAGCAACATCAGCAGGCACAGGCAGATCGCAGGTTTTCTCAGTCTTGAGAATCGTTCTGTATTCAATTACCTTCTCCTCTGAATCAGCCGCCGCAGCAGTGTTCTGTTGCTTTATTCCACCAGCCAGACTATTGAAGGCCAGTAACTGTGCCTGCTGTGATGAAATAACAGCTGCTTGTGTATTCACCTGACTTTCTGCCGTGTCTGCCCTGTCCACCGCGCTTTTATAGCGATATGCCATTACTGATGACACTGCAACTACAACCACCAGCAGAAACATAATAACTGCAGCAATCACTGATTCTGTTTTCACGCTTTACCTCAGGACAGAGCCGATAGCGCCGTTGAAAAACGTTTTTTCCGATCATCCAGGCCGTTATTTCCGCCATTAATGATCAGTGTTACACGGTCAATATCACCGCTATAAAGCATGCAGCCTTTAGAACTGAAGAACCATGCAGCAGACCGGGCCGCGTTTAGGTCCTGTTCGAGTAGTTCAGGACTTGTAACCAAATCAAGTTTTAGGCCGATGCCGCACTTCCGGTAGTTTTCCAGTCCGGTGATCTGTATCAGTCCACGTCCGTGGTACTTCCAGCCATCACCCGCTGCCTTGTTACCCATGCGGTTGTAATAAACCAGGTTGGCTATCGCCTGCTGCTGAGCCGGTTTACCATTAGAGCGTCCCAGTGCATAAGCCTGCTGATTAGTGATACGTGACCCGAACGTTGTCAGTAATCCGGCCGGAGTGTAATTAAAGCTTTCAGCCAGTGCGCTGAATCCTGCTGATTCATGCCCCAATTGAGCAATAAACATCGCCTGGTCGTTGACAGCAGTGATACCAAACTCTGACATTGCAGAGCACATGGGCTGGAACCAACGCGCAGTTAATCCGGCGCTGATACCAGCCGCCTTTTGAAATTGTTGTTGTTTCATTGTTAAAGTCTCGAAAGGTCCAGTAGCCGTGCCACGTTACCCCTGGCTTTAAGCACAGCAGCGCAGATAATGATATTTACAGTGACAACAGCCCAGTGTGACTGGTGATACTCTCCAACCAGATACCGGAAAATGACACTGGCATACACAAGCACAATGAGATAAGCCAGCCAGCTGACGACAGGCCGGTGGTTTGAATCTTTCCGGCGATAAAACGCCAGGGCAATCACTATGGCTACACTGATAATGGTGTTGGCCAGTGCTGTCGGATCACTTGTCTGCATTGCTGCCTCCCCCGCGAAAACGTGCGAAGAATGTGTTTAGGTCATAATTACTCAGCAGGGTTAGCAGCTTAATTGCCAGAGCAGAAACGATTACAGCGGCAAGTGCATCAAGCGGCTGATCAGAATATCCGGTCCATGACTGAAGCTTTGCGCCCAGCAACCCGGAACAGAGAACGCCAAGGATATATGACACGATGAAGTAAGCGATGCGCCGCGGACGACTCAAATCTGGTGCCGTGGCGATATAAAACGTTGCGCCGGCAAACGCGCCAAACAGTACGCCGTAGTCTGCCCCTGTGAGCAGACCGTACAAACTTACTCCGGTAAGAGCCGTAGCAGCAGCTCCGGTGCCGGATATGGGTTCGGACATTACGCCCCCTCAATAGCTGTGAATCCTCTCAGAATGAGGGGAAATGTATGTAGTTTTATTGGAGTATTGGGATTGAAGCGATGATAAGCGGTGTGGCGAAGTAACCACTCTTACCATAATAATCCACAAAATGCGGGACGCGTTACTTTTTTTTACTTTATAAATGATTTAATCAAATTCTCGTAAAAACCCATAAGAATTGAGGACTTATGCATGTCTAACTTATAAAACTTTTGAATATTATTTTTACACAGTTGCGAGTGTAGTTTTAAATATCTATATTCATGAGGGTCTTTTCCAATAGGTAGGGAGTAGACAATTAAAAATCCATCTATTGCAAAGTACCATAAAATACCATCTATATCTCGCTGTACATCCTGACCAAAGTTCGACATCAAACCCTTTATTACCTCATCAGGAATAAATCCAGTGCTATCAATAATCCTGAATATACAGATCTTAATCAACTGATCAATTTTGAAACTACCTGAGTCCTGCATTTTCATTTTATTATTCAGCAATACTAATCTCATTGACTCACTTAATCTTTCAACATTAGTTACTGTATTATAGAAAACTAGCTCAGAAATACTTGCCCTCCAGAGTATGCTAAGCAAAAAAAGATAAAATTTTTCATAGTTTATATTTTTAAATAATATATATTCTTTGTGCTTGATCACGTTGCTTCTTGTTCTAAGTACAGAAACACCATAGTTTTCGTAGTTTTTGGAAATCAAACTCTCACATTCATCACATAACATGAGCTCTTTAGGGTCGAAGTTGCTTATAGAGGAAACCCCACCATTATTTATGGTTATTGTTTTACCATTCGTTTTTGTTCTTTTGATGTATGCTCTTGGGATACTATGAGATAGACTGAGTTTTTTTTCTTTCAAACACAACTTACACAGCATAAATTACCCACTCAGTTAGATTGATTGATAGGGTAATTTATCAGAATCCTTAATTAATAAGTATCCATATCAAGCTTAACTTCAAGTGCAGACAGGCAGCCATCGATGAAACCTTCAGCCATCTGAAGCTCAACCCGGATGCACTTTTCATCACGCTTGAGTATCCTGGCTATCTTGCGCTTTGGCAGCCCGTAGATGTAGTGTGCCACCAGCAGTTGGTGTTCTACCGGTCGTCGTAGTGCAAGCCTGGACATACAACCATCGATGATTAACCCATCACTATCACTGCAGCTGAGTCGGGTTGCCTGGGTCTGAGGAAGTAACCCTTTAAAACCCGCCGCAATATGCGAATAGTCAACGCCACTGCTGTCAGATGCTGCCCACCCACCAAATTTTTCCATTACTAACTGAATATCACGCATTATCTCTGTCTCCACACATTATTTTTTATCAGTCCCGATAACACCCACTGCAAAGGCGTGATCAAGGATTCTTAACACCAGCAGTAACTGACTGCCGTATTTGCTTTCAAACGCTGCCGGATCCCGATGTAATTCATCGTGATGGGAACGGCAAAGCGGTATAACAAATATATCATGAGCCTTGGTGCCAGTTCCCCCCTGACCGTGACCGATGATGTGGTGCGGGTCATCTGCTGGTTTGCTACAGCAGATACAAGGCTGTGACTTTACCCACCGGGTGTACTTCTCATTAACCCACCGCCTGCGCTTTGGCTTTAACATGAATGATTCCGGAGACTCCGGATCAATATTCAGTCGCAGAACCTGTTTTGCTTCCTCTGCTGTTCTCTCCATTACAGCAGCCGCGCTGTCATCATATCCGACAATATCGCTTTCTTTCATCGTGCCCCGTAGTTCCTTTGCTGGTGGCATTTTGAAAAGCCTGCGCCCCGGAACTTCCGGTATCAGGTCAGTGATCCCTTTTGTTAACGCCCACCAGCACAACTCCGGCATGGAAAGCAGATGGCCGGCAGGTAAGGACAAATCTAAAACTACTTTCCTGATAACAAATTCAGCAGTGTTCTGCCTGGCGACCGCATGGAGCTGCTCAGGCACATGCACATCACGGAAATTGTTGTCATGCGAGTAGCACAGGCACAGATATCCGTGATCTGTTTTCAGTGTTGTGTGGTGGTGATGGTGATATTCATCAGCGACAAACTGACAGCAGTCCAGGTCAGCGACATACAATTCAAGTGCCCTTTCACCACCAGCAGCTGATATTACCCGCGGGTGATGCCAGAACAGGTGTAGGTCAGGATCATCCAGCAATGGCTGTTCTGAATCATGTAAACGGCCAGACGGTACCGACTTCAGGTATTCAGGTTCCATTGAGATAACGACTCTCCCCCGAAACATCCAGAGCAGATCATTACCGGGTCGTAAAATAACGGTCCCGGTACGTGGCGCCACGTCAGGCGTTAACAGCACTCTCATTTATTCTCCATCGCCTTACGGAAAGCTTTTTTAAGCTTTTTATTTCCGAGCAGATGGATATATCGACGGCAAAGCGCTTCTGATGCAAAAATATCATCCCCATCCTCGGAAACGGCTTCAGGGTGTTCTTTCAGATAGTCCTGTGTTTCCTTCAGTGCGAGAAATTGATCCGGAGTTAAATCCGCTTTTGGTGCGTTAGACCGGATCCTGTGTACGCTGCAGCATCCGAATAAATGACCTTTAGACTGAGCTCCCATTTATATATCCTCCGCCAGGTATTTATCATGAGTATGCTCACCACCCCAGTCCCGCTTCATAGGAAGTGCACCTTTGAGATATTTCCGGTAAATCCATACAGCGCCGGCACGGAGCAGTACTGGCTGATAGGTAGTGAAACTGGCTGCGGAGTTGGGGGTAACCTGTGCTGACTTCTCTGTCAGATATTTATCTCTGGCAGCTGACTTCACACGCCACTGAGCATGTCGGCCCTGAGGGTTGTCGTCATACAGCCAGTTGGCTGACTGGAGGAAAGCGCTGATTTTAGATGTATTCACACCATTAAGGCGTTTACAGAACTGGACAGGTGACAGACCTTCGGCAAACAGTTCTTCCAAGTGTTCGATGTATTCTGCCTGCTGGTGAGTCAGCTGCTCAGCCTGCTTTTTTGCTTCCATGGCATCAGCCCAGGCTCTGGCCAGTTGTATAGGGTCATCAATATTGGGGAGCATAACGCCATATACTTCCCGCAGATTGAAGTAACTGTCTTCCAGCTTCTCAAAGAAATCCCAGGCCTGATTGGTATCAACAATCTTGGACATACGGGCAGCGCCCTTCTCTGTCCACAGAGTCAGTGATCTGGCATTGCTCCCAACAGAGTTACTTTTAGCTACTCTGTTCTTGAACACCTTTAGCTCTGAGCCAGTTAGCAGAAAATAATGAATGCCTTCTTCAAACCTCGCGATATTGCGTGACAGATTTGTCCTGATGTTTCCTTCATCAGTGCCATAGCCATGTGCAAGGGTTTCCGTTGTGACAACACGCTTGCCCATATAGGACAAAACAGGAAGATTTGCTGTTACGCCAGACAGCGCAACAGAATTTAGACGGTTCTCGGGCGTGACAGCCCCATTCGTAGGTAAGGACATAGTTTTCTCCACACTAGTTTTGTATCGGTCCCGCCCCATCATCTGCAAATGAACGGGACCAACCTGAGCTGGTGATACTGCAAATACACCAGCTATGTAAGCTTACTACAGGTGCTGATTAAATATCCAGTACTTGGATATACCACTTCCGCTTAGTGCCATAAGCATACATTTATATATCAAATCCAAGAATTTTAATCTGACTCAGTAAATTTTACTAAATTTCAAACAATTGGTTAGCTGCTGTCATTACTAAGGTTACATACGCAGAGATAAAAACAACAATATTCGGCTCAACTGGTGCGTTCAGTCCTAATGCGAGCCTATCTTTTTATACTGGAATTAACAAACACCGTTATATTGGTAATGAAAAAGTTTGTTTAACAATTTCACTTGGTACATCAGTTTTTACATTCTGTATGCCATTTTTACGGGTAAGGTTGGTGGACTGAAAACGTCTGTAGTCATCAAGGCCGGCAACAACGACTCTCAGCAGTGCATCGCTTTCTCCTAACATAATGTAACATTCCACCACTTCCTCAAGTTGCCGCATTGCGTCAATGAACAGTTTGATAGTTTCTGCATCTTGCGCAGTCAGCCACACTCTGGCGAACATCGAAAACTTCAACCCCACTCTGTTCTGGTCAATAACAGCTACATACTGGCTAATGATGCCGGACTCTTCCAGGTTTCTGACACGTCTCAGACATGGGGAAGGTGACAAGCCAACCCTCTTTGCCAGTTCGTTATTTTGTATGCGACCATCCTTTTGGAGTTCCCGAATGATTCTCTTATCAATATTATCTATCTTCATGGCATCCTGTGCTCACATCTCACTATATACATTAGTTTAGTGCCAAATTATTTTATTTTATTGAAATATACGCAACCTTATTTTAAGAGGAGAAAGGTATCATTTGCACAGTCATTGATAATTACGGTAGGTAAAAGTTTATGGAAATTGCCTGGTTTGTTGGGGTTACTGGCTTCGCTTTTGCTATGTCAGCGACACCAGGTCCGAATAATACGATGGTGGCAGCCTCGGGTGCCTCGTGGGGAGTGGTTCGTTCACTGTCACTGATTGCCGGAATTGGCACCGGAGTGGCAGGTATCATGTTAGTGATCGCTGCGTTTGGGGCATCCCTTATTGCCGATCCTCGCGTTAGTGAAACCATGAAATGGGTTGGGATCGTGTACTTGTTCTGGCTGGCTTGGAAAATTGCAATGGCTGAACCTGCGAATCCAGGCAGCAACGGAACGGCAGGAGGCACTCCACTTTCTTTTTATCAGGGAGCACTCTTCCAAATCATCAATCCGAAGCTATGGGTTATGGTGAGTGGAGCGGTAGTGACCTACGGGCAGGCTGCCGGCGGAGAAGGAGCTTTAAAAATCGCTATTTTATTAGCCTTTATTTTTGGATTTATGACAATTATCAGCACGTTAGGGTGGGCAGCTCTTGGAGCATCAGCCAGAAGGTTCCTCACCACCTCCCGATCGGTATGTATATTTAACCGAATAATGGCAATCTTGTTAATTGCCTCTCTGATACCAGCAATTATTTAATGTGTTAAATAAAAAATACAACGACTGACATTCTGACGGTTGCCTTAAGTAGCTTATAAGCATCTGATAATTCTACAATATGAAATATTGTAGAATTATCATTAATATATTAATCGCTTCACGAGCAGAATGTTCCAAATTCCGCTTTTTACACTAAGCTGGTGTCATGATTATACTGACAGCCTGTTTCATTTCAGAAAAGACATTCGACAATGCTTGTTTTAAAGGGCAATGGTTCGATCACGGACAATATCTTTCATGACCAAAGTCTATTTCAGTCGGGCAACTCCCTGTAGGGAGGATAATGTTCGGTCGTAAAGCTGCCTGAAAGTATCAATCTCACATGTAAGAAGATTAAGAATATAGTACGGGTTACCACACAGACGCTGCGCATTAGTGATCTCTGGGACATCCAGCAAAGCATCCTCAAACGCCTGCCCATACTCTCTGCCTGTTTCCTGTAAGGTAACGAACACAATGGCCGAGAAATTGTGCCCGACCGAGGCTGGCGAGAGGACAGCACAGTAGTCTGTAATGTTTCCGCCATCTTCCAGCGCTCAGACTTGACGATGACGGGGCATCAGACAAACCCCTCGCAATCCTCCCATGCTAAATGCCCGGCATGGTGCTCCGCCCACCAGCACTTCCGGTGCTTCAACTTCACCTGAAGCCACGGCAGCAGCTATTTTTGTTATGTCGCCCAGTTTTGTTTACTGCCGGCCACCGGTGAGCCAACACAGCTGACGGGAATTTTTCTATCCTGAAAACCAGGCTGCTTCCCAGTTCAGTGGTTCCCATGCGACTGTTGCCGCTTCGATGCCGCTGCATACTGATCCGTATCTCATACCAGGTACCCCGCCACCTGCTCTGTTGCATTTATCCGGCCAGCTAAAGCGCATTCAGATACGTAATACCGGCATTTGTTTTTGGTCAGGCACTCTTCACGGTGACGGGCGGCAATCGTGCGCAGATGATCACTGTGGGTAGAATCAAAAGCGGCCAGCCATTCAGTGGCTGCACGGTTCCAGAGCTGCTTTTTCTCCAAGTTCTCAGCCGCAACTGCATGAGCAACATATTTAGGGCTCGTCGCAGCCGGATCCTCAACCGGAAAGTAGTGCTGTTTGTCACGGTCAATGCGTCCGGTTTTGATAAGCTCCTTAATCGCACGGTTGTACTGGATTTTTGAACCGCCCACCGCTGCGTAAATTTCACATGACTTAACCGGATGTTTCTCTGCAATCACGGCGATAATTCTGTGTTCAAGTTCCATCATGCCCCCCTGAAACCGGCCGGTGTGGCGCTGTCCGGTGTATCAATTTTGGTGATATCCCCGGGCTTAGCCCAGCGACCGTTTAATTTTTTTGGGCGCCCGGCGGCATCCCATTTGCCCGCCCGCTGCAGGTAGCCAGGAAAGTTTTTTGGAATGAACAACGTGGCCGGACGGAGATACTGCTCCTGCTCAGTCCCCCGCCAATCCTCGGTTTTGTAATCGACGACCAAATGTAGCTCTTCAGGTGTGTATTTCTCCCGCAGACGGGCCCGGATGTTCTCCAGTGATGAATTTGAGGCTGTAAAACGTGATCCGGTGGTCAGGTTCAGGTGTTTTAAAATCTCTTTGGCCTGGTCAGTGATAACCACATCAGGGTCGGGTTGCGGCGCAACCTGACAAAGGGGTTTTGATTTTACTGATGGATCTGGTGTTGAAGTTACTGACGGATCCCCTCCAGATTCTGAACTGTCAAAACCGGCGTTTTGTCCGGATTCTGTACGTTCAGATTCTGAATGTTCCAATTCTGAACGTTCAGTATTTGGATGTTCAGATTCTGAATATTCAGTTTCTGGACTATCAGGGCAGTAAGCTGTGGCTGCTGAGCGTAGTTTCTTCACGTTCAGATAGTACATGTTGGTTTTATTGCGGTTGCCGGTGCGGCGTTCCTTACGGGTAAGCCAGCCGGCTTTTTGCAGTTGGGTGATCGCAGTGATTACAGTGCTGCGACCAGCGCCAACCTGACGGGCGATAGTATCTATCCCGGGGAAACAGGAGCCTTCATCACTGGAAAAGTCAGCCAGCCTGGCCATAACCAGCAACTGAGTGCCTTTAACGCCTGATGCCGCGCAACCGTCCCAGACGTACGAACTTAATTTCACACTCATTGCTCTACCTTCCTGAACTTCTTTGACCAGTCACGCCGAGGACAGACGCACTCAAACTCATAACCCGGGCGCCGGTAAATAACCCGCTGGTTAACGACATCGACACCGACGGTTTCCACCGTGACACCCCGCCAGTCCCTGTATTTCTCAACCCAGGGTTTAATGATTTCGTCTTCCACATACGGCCTCCGGTTTATTCAGGGTGGCCATATCGCCCACAGCCCACTCCGCAAAGCTGTGGTTAACCGGGACCCATTCGCCATGTACCATTACCACATAGCAGTAAAGCGCCGGACCGGTACCGCCTGTTATGGGTAGTGCCCTGAGTTGCGGGAGTCTTCGTTCTGCTGTTACAATGCTCATGCGATTAATTCTCCACACAAGTGTTTTTCGCACCCGAACGCCCTGAGCTGCAACTTGGGGCGTTCACCTTTTCTGGCCTGCAATAAATCCTGTAAACCAGTGTCGTGTGTTCCTGAAGCTTGCTGATAACGCGATAAATCTCATCTTCAATGGCTTCTTTTTCGTGATGCTCAATCACACCATCTTCAATTGCTTCCCTGACCTGTTTCGAGTAGGCAGAGATCTGCTCAATTGCTTCCAGCAGGCGCTGATTGATGTCGGCGTTGTCGATTTCATCAATGTCAGCCGGCATAGGAACAAAGACACCACCAGATGCACGGGCAACGGCATGTGCGACATGGTGAGTTCCACCAGCTTTCTGCAATACATCTGCCCAGCCCATAGGGAATACCTGGTCACCAACATGGCGCAGCCGGTTAAAAAGAGAATTTTCCGTCACTCCAATCCAGTCGGCGGCTTCTGCATAACCACCAGGTAAATCAGTGATGCTTTTCTTAACCGACTGGATGTACCAGTCAGGCTGCTTTTCAACTTTCCAGTTCTTCTGATCCACTGTTGATACCTCTTTGCTGTGGTGGTTTTATTGTTGGCCGTTATTACTATTCAGCTCAGGCCATATTTTTTCCCAATCTACGGGGCGCAAATCTTTACGAGTTACATTGCCGTAGGTCTCATTCTCAATTTCGACGCATCTGACAGGTGATATCGGCGCTTTTCCAGAAGCTAACTGAGAGAGAAATGATCTTGATATTCCTAACTTTTCAGCTAATTCTTTGGAGCCACCCCGCCCTAAATGTTCGATGTACTGTTTTAAATTCATTTTGATGTCCTCGGTTTTTTGTCGAGTTTATTAAACACTAAACACACCGTCAAGTATTTGCTTGTTTAGTAATTACTCATCATCATGTAAGTAGCTAAATACTTACTTATTTTCAGAGTGCTCATGGAAACAAAAGAACTACGCCGGATTCGGCTCCGGGAGTGGTTTGAAGGAAAAACACTCCCTGCCCAAGACAAAAGCTACATATCCCAGATAGTTAATGGGAAAAGCGGGCTAGGCGAGAAAGGGGCAAAAAGGCTCGAGCGTGATTACAACATGCCTCCAGGCTACCTCGTCAATCCTGAGGAAATAGAGTCAGGCGACAATTTTTCTTTTGCTGGAAAGTACTCTCCGGGGAAAAAATACCCTGTTCTCAGCTCAGTGCAGGCAGGTGCATGGGCTGAGGCTGTAGAGGCCTACACACTGACTGAAATCAGTGAGTGGCTAGAGTCAGATGCTCATACGCAGGGCGATGCCTTTTGGCTTAAAGTTGAAGGCGAATCCATGACTTCACCTGCTGGTATTAGCGTTCCAGAAGGTACTTACGTTTTGTTTGATACCGGAAGAGATCCGATTAACGGTAGCCTCGTCATAGCTAAACTGGTTGATGACAACGAAGCAACCTTCAAAAAACTGGTGATCGACGGCAGTCAAAAGTATCTGAAAGGACTCAATCCACAATGGCCGCTTACACCCATAAATGGCAACTGTAAGATTATCGGCGTTGCAATAGAAACAAAGATGCGCCTGGTGTAATGGCATGTCAGTTTACACGAAGATAGCAATACCGATGATCTGTGTGTCGTTAGCCATGTTCCACCTGGCACGCAAGAAGCGGGACAGAAACTTCCTGGTGCCGGGGCTGGCTTTGCTTTTGGCCGGCTTCGTAAACTTAGTGCTCGGCCTGACCATGGGTTAGTGGGCTGAGGTGGCAGGGGCTGAGGTGCGGTTTAGGTGGTTAGGGGAGCTGATCTACACGACAACGCTACGCGTCTCAATCTAAAAAAACTCAAAGTAAAAAATATAACTCATTAATAATACTTGGATTATATTGAGGCTCAATTTGGACATTAGCACAGCAGTTATTCACTCAGAAGAAGATGCTTTACGCTTTGTTGAGATGTACGTATCTGGGCAGGAACTTCCTGATGGAGTATCATTTGAAGGTTGGCCAAACTTAACATTTCGGTTAACTGGAGAGAAATTCCATGGGAGTTTAACTCCATCGGTGATGAAGGGGTTTGTTGAAATGCAATCCCAAATCAACCGGTCGTATGCCTTGTTAAAATATGGGACTCCTGACCCAAGAAAGCTTTCCAGGGAAGAAAGGGAAGCTATTGAAATTCAGGTTAATGTTGAAAATGGTTCATCCCTTATTGAAGTAAATATGGATGGATTTATGGGGAAGTTAGCGCAAGCGGTGGTAGGTAAAATGGGACCTCAAGAGATTGTAATTACAATTTTAGGTACCGCACTGATCTGGGGCGGCGTTGTCCTGTTCAAAAAATATTTAGAAGATCGCAAAGATGTTCGCAAATCAGAGCTGAAAAGTGAATCAGAGAGAGAGCACTTATCTGCTATGAAATTTATGAGTGAGCAGGAAACAAAGCGCACAGAATTACTCACCAAGCTGATTAGTGAAAAGCCAGCACTAGAAAACCAAGAAAGGCTAGCGTATGACGCCAAAACGGATATTGTAAAATCGTTCGCTAAAGCTGATACAGCCCAAATTGACGGTGTAGTGCTTGATTCTGACTTGGCGCAAACTCTTACCGCTAATGCAAGGCGAAAGTCTACCGAAATTCGTCTTGATGGAAATTACAGAATAGAAAAAGTTGATTCTACCGACCCTGAATGCTTTAAGGTTCAGGTAAAGAATGTTAATTCAGACCTAAGAATATCCTGCATTGTACAAGACGTATTCTTAGATGCGGCTGAACACAAAAAAGCTCTGCAGCAGGCTGAATGGGATAGAAAGCCGGTTCACTTATCTATTAATGCTAAAGAGCTTGATGGCGAAATAAAATCCGCAATAATCCTTTACGTTAAAGAAATAAAATAACCCCCCAAGCAACCCGGCCCCCGTGCCGGGTTTTTTGTGCCTGTAATCCTCTGATGTTCACCCTCCCCCGAACTCTGTACTATCGAAAATGAACAAACTATAACCAGATTGAACCTCCCTACATCATCCCGCTTGCTCTCTATGCGGGATTTTTTTAACCTTGCATTTAGTAAACACTTGACGATTTGTTTAGTGTATAATAAATTCACTTCTAGGAAACAGTTTTATCCATGACGCCCAGCCGGCGGTGGCGAGTAACACCGGCAGTGACAGCAGTTAGTGGTTCCAAGCCGGTTTTATACGCTTCTCCGGTGATGGGCTTCCTCCACACGGCCTCGACGTTCTGTGATGTCACCGACTTGCCAGCGTAACTGGCCAATATATTCGGCCCCTTAGCTCAGTGGTTAGAGCTGTCGGCTCATAACCGATATGCCGCAGGTTCAAATCCTGCAGGGGCCACCAGGATCCAGAGTCGTGTGGTTTAGGATCAGCTTTCGGGCGTAACTCCTACATAAAAACGGCGAGTGATGTCGAAGCGGAAGACGTTAAAGCCCCGAAGCCACTGCGTTAGTGTGGCACACAACGATGAGAGTATTGGGTAACATAAGTTGAGATCGCGTTCATCGCGGATACTTCCAATACTCTCATCGTTGTGGTGAATGCGCAGGTCGATGCGCTAAAGGTAGCGGTTTTAATACCGTGGGAATTGTCGCCGAGGAAATTTGACGGAATGTGGTCAGGAACAGCGGCCGATCCCGGCAGCCTGACAATAAGACCTCCACGGACGCTGGCACTCTCGACGCCAGCCACCACAACACCCCTCCAGTGTGGAGAACCGCCGGCTGTGGATTGTTGCAGTAGTCCACCAGCCATTTTAACCCCAAATTAATATGCTTTTACCGGCAGGGATTCGTTCAACCTAAAAGCATAAGAAGGTGACCATGTTTTCATTTTTTCGTAATAACACAATTTACCGAATCACCCGTGATAGCACTAATTTGGACGACCGTGATGATCTGCAGAGAATGCTGGAACAATGCAAGTTCATGCCGTGTGGATCGCAGGACATGGCTAAATCCGGATGGGTACCGCCGATGGGCGAATCATTCAGCGATCAACTGGCTCATGTCGCTGGTGACCACGTTCTGCTGACCGTTCAGCGCGAAGAAAAAATACTCCCGGTACCGGTTATCCGGCAGGCCCTAGAAGCGAAGGTGTCCAAACTCGAAGCAGAACAGCATCGTAAGCTGAAAAAGACCGAGAAAGACAGCCTGAGAGACGAAGTGATTCATTCACTTCTACCCCGTGCATTCAGCCGTTACACGCAGGAACGTATCTGGATTGATACCAAAGCACAGTTGATCGTCGTTGATACTGCCAGTGCAAAACGGGCCGAAGATTGCCTGGCGCTACTCCGAAAATCCCTCGGATCATTACCTGTCGTGCCGCTGACAGTGGAAACACCTGTCGAACTAACGATGACAGAATGGGTACGCAGTGGAGATGCACCGGCGGGAATGTCACTACTGGATGAGGCTGAGCTGAAATCTGTGCTTGAAGCCGGTGGGATTATCCGCTGCAAAAAACAGGATTTGATAGGTGATGAGGTATCAACTTGCATCGAAGCCGGTAAGCGAGTTACCAGCGTAGGTATCGACTGGCAGGATCGTATTCAATTCACCCTCACAGACAACCTTCAACTGAAACGGATTAAGCCATCTGAAAGCCTGCTGGAACAGAATGACGATATTGACCGCGAAGATATGGCAGCACGGTTTGATGCTGATTTCATTCTTATGACCAGTGATCTTTCTGACCTTATCCAAGACCTGGTTATCGCCATCGGTGGCGAAGCGCAAATTTAACGATTGCAGTCGTTTAGTGGAGAAATAAATATGTCCTGGATTTATACAAATAGCGGTAAACACTTCAACCTGATAAACCCACAGCCAGAGCAAATCTGTATCAATGATATTGCCTGCGGTCTGTCGAATATCTGCCGGTTCACTGGCCAGCTGAATGAATTTTACAGTGTCGCTCAGCACTCAGTACTGGCAAGCCACATTGTTCCACCAGAGTTTGCCTTTGAAGCACTGATGCATGATGCACAGGAAGCTTATCTGGGTGATGTGTCATCACCTCTGAAAGCACTATTGCCTGACTACCGTCAGATTGAACGTGTTGTTGAAATAGTGATCCGGATGAATTACGGACTGCCGGCAGTAATGAGCTCTGTGGTTAAACATGCAGACCTTACTTTGCTGGCCACCGAACGCCGGGATTTCGATATGGATGATGGTACTCCCTAGGAATGTTTGGAAGGTATCGAACCTCTGGCCAGTGTGATCAGCCCACTATCTCCCCGTCAGGCTATGGTGCAGTTCCTTAGCCGGTTCTATGAGCTCTATTCTAAACATGTTTCTGACCTTGAGGTTATGCGCATCTCACTGGATAACGTAAACCACCAGCTAGCAGAGGCTGGTATTAATGCAGGTAGTGCTCAGCAGGGTGTTATGCAGCTGATTAACAGCAGAGGCCATTCTAATGACTGATTTATCAGAACTGGTGCAGATGATTAAAGCGGCGGCAGAGAAAGCAACTCCGGGCAAATGGATGTGGTGGACCAGTAATTCATTCCTTCGATTAAGCAGCGATGCTACTGCTAAAGATGGAGGCGTTATTGACTCCTATCGAATGACAGACGGTCATACGTCATTGCGGGTAAGTAAAGCTGATCAGGATTTTATCGCCCTTTGCTTCCCCGAAAATATCACCGTAATTATTGATGCACTGGAGAAGGCGCAGCGTGCCAATAACCCAGCACCAGCCATATTGCGCCAGCTTGCCGAAGAAAAACAAAAGCGCGGGGAAGTGGCGGCAGCGACCGCCTTTAACTACGCAGCTTCAGCACTGCAAAAGGAGTTGTCGAAATGAGCAGGCCAACTACTGCGCAATTAAACGCTGCATATGACCAGTTTAATTTTTGGTACGACAAAGCCAAAAAACTGGATGAAGAATTAGCGAAAGCAGAAGAGCGCATTGCCGAACTGGAAGTCATCCGTGCAGCAGCAGAAACACTGGTTCGCTGCAAAGGCCGGTATCACAGTGAGCAGAACTATCGTGCGCTGTCCGCACTATTCGGCGTAACGACTCCTGATTTACCCCCTCTTGATAATGAAGCCCGTTCAGTGAAGCTACCCGCCACGGTTGCAGCAACTCAGTATCTGTTTCCAGTTGCAGTGTATGAAGCTGACAACCTGCGTAGTGCGTTAACAGAGGCTGGCATCAAGTGGGAGTCTGAGTGATGAAACCAATAACTGAGCAGTGGAAGCAGCACCTGATTGCGCAATGTAAAGTGGTCATGAGTGTAAAGAGCAAGGGTAGTCCGGAATATTTCATTGCAGAAATCGCCCTGGCTTCGCTAACTGCGGTGCCGGTTGGTTTCTGCAAACAGTATGACGTTGAGGCATTGCAGCGAGGTGAATTTGCCGGAATATCTCCAGATGACCCGGAGTGCAGAGTGTCGCTCTACACCGCCCCGCCAGTGCCGGTAATCCCTGATGGTTATGTGCTGGTACCGCAGGAGCCGACCGAAGAAATGATTATTCGCGGATTTGAGTCGTGCCCAAGCCTGCTTTTTAGTGACGAAGAAGGATTTGCTGAATATGAAGCAATGAGCGGATGCCAGCAGGCTGCGCATAAAGCAAAACTATGCTGGCATGCGATGATAGATGCAGCCACCAGCAAATAAATTACCCCGTTGCAGCGGATTATGTGGAGAACTTATGACTATTGAGCAATCACAAATAATTTCTGATGCAGAAATAGAGAGTATCACCGGATATAAAACCCCCACAAAGCAGTGTCAGTGCTTGAAGGAGGCCGGTGTATTTTACCTTGTTCGCCGTGATGGGCGCCCGGTTACCACCTGGCAACATTTTAATGACCCTATCTTATACCGGCGCTCCAACTCTACTGAAAGCATCGAACCTAACTTTGAAGGTTTATGATGGTCAGAGCACGTAAAAATCCTGAAGACAACTGGATGCCTCCCCGGGTCCGGTTAGGAAGATCTGCTTATGAGTTCCGTACTCCAGACGGTGGCACTATTCGATTGTGCGACAAAAACTCTACCCAGGCCGCAGTATGGGTCGCATATGAAAAATTACTCAATGAGAGCAGGAGCGATAATACCTTTAACAAATTAGCAGATAAATTCATGGGGTCTGGCGACTTTCACGAATTATCGATTGAAACACAGAAGGATTACGCGAAATATTCCAGAAAAATTAATCACGTTTTTGGAAAGATGCACCCTGATTCAGTCAGGCCTGAGCACATAAGGAAATATATGGATATCCGCGGTGTAAAAAGTCGTACCCAGGCAAACAGGGAAAAGGCATTTATGTCCAGGGTATACCGATGGGGCTTTGAACGTGGGCTGGTTAAAAGCAATCCCTGTAAAGGCGTTAAGCAGTTTAAAGAACAGGCCCGGACTCGTTACATATCAGATCCCGAATATTACGCGTTGTATGAAGTATCCCCTCCTCTGGTTAAGGCTGCGATGGAGCTGGCATACCTGTGCTGTGCCCGCCAGGGTGATATTTTGGATCTCAAAAAAGGGCAATTAACAGAAAAAGGGATTCTTATACAGCAGAGTAAGACAGCTGTTGCACAAATAAAAGGATGGACAGACAGACTACGAGACGCTGTTTCTATTGCCGAACAAATGCCACTGAAGCCAGGAATGAATAGTATTTACCTGCTTTCTCAAGCCTCGGGCTCTAAATACACCCGCGATAGCTTCAATGCGCACTGGATGAAAGCCAAAAAGGCGGCTGCAGAGAAATACCCGGAGTTGGATTTCAATTTCACTTTCCATGATCTTAAAGCAAAAGGTATATCTGACCTGGACGGATCACTGAATGAAAAGCAACAAATATCCGGACACAAGAGCCCTACTCAGACAGCCAGATATGACAGGAAAATACCGTTAGTGCCTGTGGTTGGAGGTCAGAAATAGAGGGGGCCAATGGTGAAACCCAATGGTGAAAGTATGGTGAAAGGGTCTTAGAAAACAAAAAACCGCCTGACGGCGGTTAAACGACATTGCACATATGTGCTTATTTTTGTTCATTTTAATCGGTGGTGCCCAGGGCGGGACTTGAACCCGCACAGCCTTACAGCCGAGGGATTTTAAATCCCTTGTGTCTACCGATTTCACCACCTGGGCAAATCTGGAGGCGCGTCCCGGAGTCGAACCGAGGTAGGCGGATTTGCAATCCGCTGCATGGCCACTCTGCCAACGCGCCTTTTATTCCTTTAAATTACAACACATTAGAGATGTTATAATTGTTAACTCTTGTCAGTTGCACCAAAATCCTTGGTTTAACTTATTGATTCCTAAAGAGTTAATCACCCTTCGCCTTCGGAATGGTCGCTATTATGGACTGGTTCCCCGGGCTTGGCAAGAGCTATCCCATTTTTTTTCCGATAATAATGTCTGAATGCCCGAAAATTCAGCAACCTGTTCAATGAGCAAACACCCTGCCATTAAACTGGTGATTTTAGCAACTTAATTCACTGCCTGTGTGGCAAATGAGCAAGCCCGCAGCGCGCCTGTGTTCAATTTTGTGAGCGAGGGATAGTGACAGTACCTGTTTTCACCGCCAGCTCTACGACTGCGTTCTTCTGCAAGACACGCTCAGGTTGATGCAGCAGGAACTGTCAGTTGGCAGCTGTATAGTACATGGTTAATCACTATTTGCAGCCTTCACTGGTGAGCCAGGTAAGGCAGGATATGTGCCACTGCGATAGTACTCCCCGCAGAACCCCACTTTCAATTCGGTGTAACTGATTTTGCACTCTGCGGCAACAGGTTGAGTACGGAGGATAACCGGGTTTTATTATATGGCGAACATCTGGCTGATTGGTGGAAGATGAAATAAAGCCATTACCCGATAACAGAGTAATGAGAATGGTGATATCAGGAAACAAAAAAAGGACCCTGAGGTCCTTTTTATGTGAAAGCCAGCTAATTAAAATGAACCGGCCTTTCTAAACTGGAGCGGGAAACGAGACTCGAACTCGCGACCCCGACCTTGGCAAGGTCGTGCTCTACCAACTGAGCTATTCCCGCAAAATTGTTCTGAACTGTGAAAACAGATAACCGGAACAACCTTTGATGTGCCGCATTTTACTGACAGTGGCTCTCCCGTCAATCAGTTTATATCAAAACAGCTATCGTTTGCTGCTAATTCCAGCATTATGCTCATTCATCCAGCAAATCTTTTCTTGCCGCACTAAGATACTGAAACATCGACCAGAAAGTGAGCACTGCAGCGATGTATAATGCCAAAATTCCTACCATCTCGACCATATCGTTTGGTCGCCAGAGTAATGCGACCAGAGCCAACATCTGAGCCGTGGTTTTTACTTTGCCAATCCAGGAAACTGCCACACTACTTCGTTTGCCAATTTCAGCCATCCATTCCCGTAAGGCTGAAATAATTATTTCACGTGCAATCATCGTCGCCGCAGGTAAGGTTACCCACCAGGAATGAAAATATTCCGCCACCAGTACCAGTGCAATTGCCACCATGACTTTATCTGCAACCGGGTCAAGAAACGCGCCAAAAGCAGTGGTCTGTTTCCAGCGGCGCGCCAGGAACCCGTCGAACCAGTCCGTTATTGCGGCGATAACAAACAATAATGCGCAGCAAACAGGTGCCCAGTTGAATGGCAAATAGAACGCCAAAACAAAAAAGGGAATTAAAACAACCCTGAAAAGCGTAAGATATGTCGGTATATTAAATTGCATAGGGCACTAACAGCCTGGATGGGATGGTGTTTGTCTCTATGTTCCTACATTGCCCCTGCTGTTTCAATGCTAGTGTTTGAGAGAATAGAATATTTTTTCCGCCAGTGTCACAGATATGCCCGGAACTTTGGCAATTTCTTCAACCGTAGCATTTTTCAACGGCTGTAACCCTCCCATATATTTCAGTAACTGCTGACGACGTTTAGGTCCGACACCTTCAATGCCTTCCAGGCTACTGGCGGATTTTACTTTGGCACGCTTCAGTCGGTGTCCAGAAATAGCATGGTCATGAGATTCATCACGAATATGCTGAATGACATGTAATGCCGGTGAATCTGGCGGTAATGACATTCCTTCCCCTTCGGCTTCAAAAAACAGTGTTTCCAGACCCGCTTTACGATCACTGCCTTTTGCTACCCCTAGCAACAGTGGATGATTTTTATCCCAGTCAACATCCAGTCCGGCAAAGACCTCTTTGGCCTGCGCCAGTTGGCCTTTTCCACCATCAATCACAATGACGTCAGGAATTTTACTTTCTTCCAGCGACTTGCTGTAACGCCGTTGCAGGACCTGGTTCATGGCCGCGTAATCATCTCCCGGGGTAATACCGGTGATATTATAACGTCGGTATTCGGCTCGCACCGGCCCGTTGGCATCAAAGACCACGCAGGAAGCGACCGTTTGTTCGCCCATCGTATGACTGATATCGAAACACTCCATCCGGCGAATAGCCGGCAATTTGAGATACCCGGCCAACGCTGCCAGCCGCTGATGGATTGTCGATTGTTGAGCCAGCCTGGACACCAGCGCTGTAGCCGCGTTGGTTCTGGCCAACTTAAGATAACGTGCCCGGTCACCACGAGGTTTACTTTGCAGACTGATTTTTCTGCCTGCCAGTTCGGTCAGCGATGCACTGAGAACGCTGATTTCCGGCAGTGCAAAATCCAGTAAAATATCGCCAGGCAAAGTACGCACCTCACTCCCCTGCAGATAAAACTGCCCCACAAACGTCTGTATCACTTCCGACAATTCAGTATCCGGCGGAACTTTCGGGAAATAACTCCGACTACCCAGCACCTTACCCTGGCGGATAAACAGCACATGAACACAGGCCATTCCTGAATCATACGCAATGCTGATCGCATCCAGATCATCCCCCTGATTAGAGACAAACTGTTTTTCGGTAATTTGCCTGACAGCCTGAATCTGGTCCCGTATCCGCGCAGCTTCTTCAAATTTCAAAGATGCACTTGCCTGCTCCATCCGACTGATCAGTAATTTCAGCACCTGGTCATCCTTACCGGATAAAAACAATCTGACGTATTCGGTCTGTTGCTGATATTCCTCTTCAGAAACCAGACCTTCCACACAAGGTCCCAGGCATCGGCCAATCTGATATTGCAGGCAAGGTCGGGAACGGTTGCGATAGACATTATTTTCGCACTGACGGACAGGAAACACTTTTTGCAAAATCGCCAGCGTTTCGCGCACAGCACTGCCGCCCGGGAAGGGGCCGAAATACTCCCCTTTCACATGTTTAGCTCCACGATGAGATGCCAGACGAGGGTGTTTATCGTTACTTAACAGTATGTAGGGATAGGACTTATCGTCACGCAGCAACACGTTATATCGTGGCTGGTATAACTTTATATAGTTATGTTCCAGCAACAAAGCTTCAGTTTCACTGTGGGTCACAGTGACATCCACATGGCGGATATTCGCTACCAGAGCTTCCGTTTTACGACTACTGACCTGAGTACGAAAATAACTACTGAGCCGCTTTTTGAGATCTTTGGCTTTTCCTACATAGATCACTTCATCGCCGGCACCGTACATCCGGTAGACCCCGGGCTGATGTGTGACAGTCCGAAGGAAATCGACTGAATCAAAAATTTCACTCACTGCTGATTACCAAATCCGAATTAACTAACCCATGCCGTATCGCCAGATGCGTCAACTCAACATCACCGTTAATGTTCAGCTTACTGAACATACGATAACGGTAACTATTAACTGTTTTAGGACTGAGATTCAACTGCTCAGAAATATCGGTCACTTTCTGACCTTTAGTAATCATCAGCATAATCTGTAACTCCCGTTCTGACAGACTTGAAAAAGGCGATTCGCCGCCATGATATTCCACCTGACTTAACGCCATTTTTTGCGCAATATCTGGTGCAATGTAGCGCTGCCCTGCTTTAACCGCCCGGATAGCGTTAATCATCTCCTGTGGAGTCGAACCTTTCGTCAGATATCCCACTGCCCCTGCCTGCATCACTCTGGCGGGTAAAGGATTTTCAGAACAGATGGTCAGCATGATTATCTTGATATCCGGATGAATACGCATAATTTTCCGGGTGGCCTCCAGTCCGCCAATGCCTGGCATATTCATATCCATCAGGATCAC